CAACTCTTATAGAAGAAATAATTAATAATACACCATCTAATTCCGAAGGAATAAATCTTAATATTTCTGATTTTAATGCAAATCATTTAATTCCAAAATCTTCCTATTTTTCATATGTAGGAGGTTTAATTGGTGGTAATTCAACAACAGGATTTACTTGTACTGGTAGTCCTGGATCGGAAGTTCAATATGTTGTATTTCATAAAAGTCATGGAAATATATCATTAAATATGAATACAATAAATACTTTAGGGGAATTAATTCAAGATTCATTTATACCTATTTATGAAGGTAAAAGTTTTTATAATCATAAAGGAACAACTGAAAATGGATTTTCTGGAGATGGAGAAATATATATTGATTGTCAACCAACTGATGCAGATGCAGAAGTTTTATATGAAAAACCTATAGATAAAAAAATGGATTGGTTATGGCCATTTATGTTAGTAGTAAGTGGTATTCTACTTATGGTGATATCTGCAAAAATGTTTTCATCAACTATGAAAGGATTAGGTTCTATGTTAAAAAATCTCAATGGATTATATGAAACAGAAAATTGTCCGCTCTCGAAAGCGGATTAAACGGAATAGATTTAGCAAAAAAAAAGGCGGTCAATACCTATCAAATGTAGGTTATAGTACGGGATATAGTGCACCATTTTTTAGACCTTATGTAGAAAATATAGCTTAATTTTTAAACAATCTTAAATATTGTTTAAAAATAATTCATTACTATTGAACATATGGATAAACAACAATTAAAAACACATATTAAAGAATGGGTCAAATTAGATGATGAAATATCACAATATAAACAACAAATTCGTGATCTAAATTTAAAAAAAAAGAAGTTATCTGAACAATTATTATCTGTAATGAAAGAACAAGAAATTGATGCATTCGATTTAAACAATGAAGGCAAATTAATACGACAAGTTAGAAAAACAAAATCACCATTAACTAAAAAATATATTTTGACAAGTTTAGTGAATTATTTTAAAGATGATGACAAAGCAAAAGAGGCATCTAATTATATTTTAGATTCTAGAACATTAAAAATGAATGAATCTATTTGTAAAAAATAAGGATACATAACATATGTATTTAAATAAAGTAGTTCTTCACATGTTTTGTATTGTGTTTTTATGGATATTAATTACAAGTATAATGGCATTTATTGGAGCTCCTACTTATACGTATACACCATATTTGTATTATACAACAATGTTGTTTTTTTTTAATTTAATTCTTGTGAAAGAACAAGATTTATAATATAGTATAAAGGTATGAAATATACCAGACGATTATTGAGATACAAATCACACTATTTAAAAAAAAGAAAAATAAAGGAAAATAGAAAAAAAACATACAAAAAAAGAAAAGGGGGCTGAGGTCCACCTGTATCCTCTATTCAGAACCGTGTACTTCTATAAATTCATTGAAACATATGAATGATTGTTATGAATTAAAGTTTATTCGTAACCGGAACAATATGTTTATAGATGAATTGAATAAATAAATGATTTATGTGTATTTATGAATTGATATACACATAGCGTTACGAAAAAAGAAACAACAACATCAATTGTATAATGATTTCTAACTGCAATAATAAATAATCCATGTAATAAATTAATAACAATTGTAGTTAATAATGATATATACGATTTTTCTAATAATAAAAGAGTAATAACAAATAAGATAGAAAAATGACCACTAAATATTTTATCATAACATCCACCAAATATGGTACTATAAATATTACTTTTTATATTACAATTAATTATTTTAGGTAATACCGTTACTGTACTCGTAATAAACCGTATTAACCATATTGGAATAATTAAATATAAAAATGGTAAAAATATTCCCGGAATAAATAAACACAAACATCCAAGAATTACAATTACATCAGATAAATATGCATATTTATGTAAATCAGGTAAATATTTGAATCCTACATCATAAATATGAATCGGATGTTTATAATAATACTTTCCAATTGAATTTAAATTTTGAATACATATAAAATTTAATAATAATATTACAACTATTATTACGTAAATAAGCATACTTTATAATCATATTATAATTATGGCATATTATATAAAGTCATATGTAAACAATGACACGATTTTTCCTACAGTAGACTCAACTTATATTATTCATTTAAAAGGTAATGGTAGATATAAAAATGTAAAAAATCAATTAAAACAATATGCTCTTACAAAAAATGTTCATATCGTTATAAATAAAGGATACAAAAAATATAATAAACCAACTATAGATTCTCCAGCAAAAGATTTAATACATGCTTACATGTTTTGTTTTGACCATGCAAAACAATATAACAATATACTGATTTTAGAAGATGATTTTATTATTGATCCAAGTCTATATAAACACAAAGATAACATAAATACTTTTGTAAAATCTCATATAGATTTTGTATACAGATTGGGATGCATTCCATTTGTAATGATTCCATATGATAGACATACTTATATAGGGGTTACAGTGGGATCACATGCAGTAATCTATAGTACGTCTGCACGGATCCAATTATTAGAAAATCAAAATGAAATTTACAAATGTGATTATGATCTATATTTAAATTCTTATTTTAATTATATTTACTATACACCTGTTATTTATCAACTTTTTCCAGATACAGAAAATCAACAAAGTTGGGGAGAGTTTAGTATATATATAAAAATACCAGGTTATATAGTTAAAAATATATTTTATTTGATGTTATTAGATAAACAAGTAAATCCTGGATACGATTTCTTTTATTTTATTTCAAAATTCATATGGATTTTAATTTTGTTATTATTTTAAATAAGATTAATTACCTATAAAATAATAACAAAATATTTTATGATAAATTTTATATATACAGGAATAATCACATTTATTATTATGTTATTGCTTCATCATTTATACAATTATTTACAATCTAATTTAACTATTCCCAAAGTGAATCAGATAAACACAACTATAGTACATGATTTAAATGAAGTTACACAAGAATTGAAACACAAAGAATTTAGAGAAGAAGTAAAAGAAGTAAAAGAAGATAGAAAAGATGAATTAAAAGAATACTTGAATCAATTTAAAAAAAAATGAGGCCATTATAATAATGGAGCTTCCGGTTTTTAAATTTCCACCTGAAACTTTTGTGCATAAAGAAATTTACATACCAAACGCAATTTATTTAGCACAACCAGTTGGAAAATTATCTTGTATATGGTTTACTCAAATAAACAATATACCTACGTGTTTTATGATTGAAATTAGAGATAGACAATTACATAAAAAAACTATACTATCTACACTTTTTGATTCCGAATTAATCGGAACAATTCTGCATGGTACTTATATGTATTATGAATCACACCCTTGTTTTGTGATTCATAATATATTTTATTATAAAAATATTCATGTAGATTCTTGTTATCAAGAACGATATACATTAATGGAAACAATTATTGAAAAATATATTTGGAATGAAAAAATGTCTTCAACACAGTGTATGTTTTTCATGCCAGCAACATCATTTCGTATTGAAAATATAGAAGCTTCTTATAAAATATTTTGTATTAAAATTATGGAGGGCAATAAAATTATCAATTATGTAGATCAAACTGTATTGAAGGCATTTTTGATACAATCTACTGATATACGAGATATTTATGAAGTATATACATTAGAAAATGTATATCATTCTATTGCACATATAGATACAGTTAAACGGAGTGCACTATTAAATAAATTGTTTAAAAAAGAAATTACATTAGATTCTATTGAAGAAAGTGATTCTGAAGAACAATTTGAATCAAAACAAATAAAAATGTATTGTAAATGGAATGAAATGATGAAAAAATGGATTCCGATTAAAGTATAATATAGTATATGAATCTATTAATTTTAGTTATATATTCAAAAAGTGAAATATACGATCAAATGTTAGAATTACAACGGTTGTATTTACATACATTTAAAAATGTACATTCGTATTTTATTGATTTTCGAGAGAATCAAACAAATTTGGTTGAAATAGAAAAGGACATGATTTATGTCAAAGGAAAAAATTCATATTTAAATATAACATATAAAACAATTGAATCATTGTCGTATATGTTACAATTACCTTTTAATTATATTATCAGAACAAATATATCTACTATTATTAATATTCCGGAATTATATAATTATTGTTTACAATTACCAAAAACAAACATATACAGAGGAGGTAATTTATTACACTTAAAACATATTGATGTACCATGTGGAATAATCGATAATAGTTTATGGGGGACCAATTATATACAAGGAACAAGTATTATTATGTCCAATGATATTGCAAAATTAATGATACTACATAAATCAAAAATTAGATATGATGTAATAGATGATGTTGCTATTGGAGTATTTATAAAAAATTATACAAATATAGTTCCAGTTAAAACGGCAAGTTTTTTTCAAACTCGTTCTATACTTAGCTCTGTACCTACTAATTATATTTTTTATAGAAATAATTTAGGTAATCGTAACCAAGATATTATAAATATGAAAAAAATTATTTATAAATTACATCCACCCAATTTTAAAAAATTATCTTTTGTTTAATGTTTCCGAGTTCTACGTTTTCCACCTTGTGTAGACACTGGAGTGCGAGGTCTGGA